ATGGGCGATGCCTTCTATGCAGCTAACTATTATCTCTCACCAGCCGTAAGCCGTCACGCCGCAATGGGCGTTCCAGCCGTTAAGCGATGCCGTGACCTTCTCTGCACCGTGGGATCTATCCCGCTTGAGTATAAAAAGAAGTCAACAGGTGAAGAAATTGCTGCACCGCGTTGGGTTCACCAACTCTCTAAGTCACAGCCACAATTTGTAACCATTAGTTACCTAGTTGACAGCCTTCTATTTTTCGGTCAGGCGTTTCTCGAAGTAGTCGAGACATATCAGGAAGATAATCGCCCTTCATCTTTCGAGTGGGTTGCTAACACTCGCGTAACAACAGAAGTAGATCCATACGGTCAATACGTCACACAGTATTACGTCGATGGTAAGCCTCGTCCGATGTCAGGTCTGGGTTCACTCGTAACATTCCAAGCGTTTAACGAAGGCGTACTTACATCCGGCGCCCGCACTATTCAGGCAGCTATTGACATCCAAAAGGCAGCAGCGGTAGCGGCTCAAACTCCAATGGCTACTACAGTCCTAAAGAACTCAGGCGCAGACCTACCAGCTGCAGAGGTTCAAGGACTATTAGCAGCATGGAAAACAGCGCGACAGAATCGCTCTACAGCCTACTTAACTTCTACTCTTGACGCGCAGAATATTGGCTTCTCTCCTAAAGACATGATGTATAACGAGGCTATTCAGAACCTCGCTACAGAAATTGCTCGCCTATGCGGAATCCCTGCCTACTATCTTTCTGCGGATCAGAACACCTCTATGACATACGCCAACATTCTCGACGAGCGTAAGCAATTAGTAGCCCTAGCGTTCCAGCCGTACATCTCCGCAATCGAACAGCGACTTAGCATGGATGATATTTCTACGGCTGGACACTATGTAAAGTTCGACCTAGATTCTTCCTTCCTCCGTACAGAGCCTATGGATCGCCTTCTCGTTATTGAGAAGATGCTATCCCTTGGGCTTATCTCAATGGAACAAGCTATGGAAATGGAAGATTTAACACCTAACGGAAGCGATGACTAATGGAAACCCTATACATCGAAGCGGCAACAATCGAATGCTCAGAAGAGCGTCGCGAAATCTCTGGGCTTATCGTCCCTATGGGAACTGGCGAAGTCGGTCACACTAACCTCGGCGGAGCAGTATTCGAGGCAGGTTCTATTGACATCAGCGAACCAACAAAGATTAAGCTCCTATCACAGCATGACATGAAGAAGCCGGTCGGTCGCATGATTAGCGCGGAATACCGCGAAGGCGAAGGCATCTACGCAACCTTTAAGTTGAGCCGTTCTAACGCAGGTTCAGAAAGTTTGATTCTTGCACAGGAGGGACTCGTTAGCGGGCTCTCAATCGGTGCGGAGATTCTTGCATCAAAGCCATCACGCAATGGTCATATTGTAGTTTCAAGCGCGAAGCTACGCGAAGTTTCTTTGGTAACAGAGCCAGCCTTTAAGTCTGCTCAGGTGCTAGAGATCGCTGCAGAGGAAGTTATCCCTGCAGAAGAAACCCAACCAACAGAAAGCGAGACAGTAGCCGTGGAAAACACACCTACAGTTGAAGCAACACCCGTAGAGGCTGCGGCAGTCGAAGCCTCTGCACCAGTAGTAAAGGCAATGCACTACACAGCTCCACGAATTGACCTCTCAAACGAGGCATTCCTTGAGAACTCTATCCGCGCACAGTTTGGTGACGAGAACGCTCGTCAGTACCTTGCTGCAGCGTCAGATACAACAACAACAGAAGTAGCTGGACTCGTTCCAACACGTCAGCTAACAGAAATTATCAACAACAAGTCAACAGCGGGACGTCCTTCTATTGACGCAATTTCAACAGGTACATTGCCTGACGCTGGATTTAAGTTCCAGATCCCTCGCGTCAAGGCAGTTCCAACTGTCGCAGAGGCAGCAGAAAAGGGCGCCTTCTCAGATACACAGGTAGAGATTGAGTACCTCGATGTAGACGTTAAGAAGTATGCAGGAATGCAGTTGTTCGACGTAGAAGTTCTTGATCGTACTTCTCCTGCGTTCTTCGCAGAGCTTCAGGCACTCATGGCAGACGCTTACGCTAAGTCAACAAACGTTGCAGTTCGTACAGCTCTTCAGGCTGGCGCAACAGCAGATTCAACAACAATCACTCTCCCATGGGATGGCGCAGAAATGGCTGGCTTTATTGCTCGCGCTTCTGACTCTATCTACACAAACACACTTCGCTTCGCGTCAGGCGTAATCGTCTCACCAACACAATGGGCGAACATTATGGGAATGGTGGATTCTTCAAATCGCCCTCTCTTCATCGCAGCTCAGCCACAGAACGCAGCAGGTAACGTTTCACAGTCACTCCGCGGTTCACTCCTCGGACTTGACCTCTACGTTGACTACTCACTCACAGGTGCAGCAGACGGTTCTATCGTTGTCGTTAACCGTGAGTCATTCACATGGTACGAATCACCACGCCTACAGCTCCGCGCCGATAAGGTCGGAACAGGTCAGGTCGAGGTCGGTTACTACGGCTACGGCGCAATCGCAACTAAGGTTCCATCAGCAGGCGGAGCCTTTAAGTTCAACCTCGCTTAATCTAGCGAACCATTAGAACGGCTGGGGGCAGGTGCCCTTCCTGCTCCCAGCTCTTATGAAAGGATAGAGAATGAGTCTATGTACAGTCACAGAGCTTAAGGCAGCTCTCGGTGTCGGCTCCCTCTATAGCGATGCAATCATTCAAGAAGTTTGCGACGCGGCAGATAACGCCCTGCTCCCTTTCATATGGGCGAACAATTCTTTTGGAGTTGGACATAGCAATACCGCTTCAACTGGAACTACCTATTTCGATGAGCCTACTAAAGACGTGTTCTATGTAGGTCAGACTGTAGTCATCTCAGGAATGGGATCTAAACATAACGGTTCTAAGACCATCACAGAGGTGGGCGAGTATTCAATTACTTACGCTATCTCAGGTGGTAGCAATACTCCAACCGTCTACCATCCTGTCAACCCTTACGGCGTAGTAGCTGCAGAGACTTATCTCGACCCTTCTACAGTTCCAGCAATTCAGGAAGCCGCCCTTATGGTGGCAGAATCTATCTGGCAAGCTCGTCAAGCTAACTCAGGTAACGGAATGGCTCCCGATGGATCTATGGGCTCTTTCTATGCAATGTCATCACAACTTATCTCTCGCGTTCGAGGACTCCTCGCGCCTTACCTAGACCCTAGAAGTATGGTCGGCTAATGACAGCGATAACTACTCTTCGTTCTTCTATTGCTACGGCTCTCACAGATAACTCTCTGTATCAGGTGTTTTCATTCCCACCTGCTAGCCCTATCCCTAACTCTGTAATTGTCACTCCTGCTGATCCTTACATCGAGCCATCCAATAACGATTACACATCTATAGCGCCACTCGCTAACTTTAGAATTTCTATCCTCGTCCCGCTTCTCGATAATCAAGGGAACCTAGCGGGCATTGAGGCAGACGTAGTGAGAGTCTTTCAATTACTGGAAGCCTCCTCTATCGTCTTCAACGTGGGAGCAGTTAGCGCACCTAGCGTTATCTCTGTTCCCTCTGGCGATTTACTTACCTGTGACATCGCAGTAAGTACCCTAACGGAATGGAGCTAATCGATGGACGATTGGACAAAGGAGCAAGCCGACTTTCTAATCAAAATCGGTCAGCTACCACCAGTAACACCAGCACCAAAACCAACTACAAAGAAGGAAGAGGAATAAACTCATGGCAGTTTTTCTAAATAATGGCGTCGTTCTAACTGTCAATGCAGTAGATCTCTCAGACCATGTAACAGCAGTAACAATCAACCGCAGCTTTGACGAGCTAGAGGTAACGGCGATGGGTGACGGCGGTCACAAGTTCGTAAAGGGACTAGAAGCCTCATCTATCACAATTGATTTCCTCAACGACACAGCGACAGGTGAAGTCCTACAGACTCTCCAAGCTGCGTGGGGTACAAACGTTACAGTTACAGTTAAGCAGACTTCAGCTGCTACTTCAGCAACTAACCCG